GTGGGAGTTCTCCCGCCTCTATCGCGGCATCCATCAGGTGTACCCCTACTACGAATATTTCGTAATAGGGGGTGCGCGTGAACTGGTAGATCGATTGGCGTGGTACAAATCCTTGGAACGCCGCGAAAGCGGGGTCGCCAAGGTCGTACTCGTGCCAAAAGACTCGCGTGGTCCGCGTCTCATATCCTGTGAGCCTCTGGAATACCAGTGGATTCAACAGGGTTTGGGACGGAAGATGATGAGTCATTTGGAATCCTTTTGGATGACCAAAGGACATGTCAACTTCACTAACCAAGAGGTCAACCGTCAACATGCTTTGGCGTCTTCTACGACGTTGGAGTATGCGACTCTTGATCTCAAGGAAGCTTCGGACCGTGTCTCCCTAGCTCTCGTGAGAGAAGTGTTTTCGCAAACACCTGATCTTCTGAGAGCTTTGGAGGCTACACGCAGTTCAGCCACGACTCTCCCTTCAGGAGAGGTTGTAACGCTGAAGAAGTTCGCTCCGATGGGTTCAGCTTTATGCTTTCCTGTCGAAGCTTACTGCTTCTGGGCGATTCTCGTGGCATCTCTCGCAAGAAGAGATCGCGTTTCACCGGGTAAAGCGGCGGAGTCAGTGTTCGTCTATGGCGACGATATTATCGTCCCCACAAAGGATGCTGACTTTTGCATGCAGGCTTTGGAATCGGTAAAACTTGTTGTTAACCGATCTAAATCCTGCATCCTAGGGCCTTTTCGCGAGTCGTGTGGAATGGATGCCTTTAAGGGGCATCCAGTAACACCGGTTCGCGCAAAGACCCGATGGTCCGGACGAGCCAGTGATGGTTCCGCCTACGTTTCTTACGTAGCCTTGATGAATAATCTTGCATCATCAGGCTACCAGAAATGTAGTGACTACGTGCGAGAGAAACTTGAAGAAACGTATGGCCGTCTACCATACGGGACCTCAAGGGCCTCTTACCCGTGCGTCATTGTGTCCGAGCCTGAGACCGCAGAAGCGTATAACGCTAAGTGGTTTAAGACTAGGACCAAGCAGAGCTACCAGCGACTCGAGTTCTACGTGAAAACTCTAAGGAGTTCTCGCGTAGTTTCCAAGCTCGATAGCTGGACTCGTCTGCTCCGTGACATTGTCATGGGAGTGGGCGATGATCCCATCACAATGGTTGTTCCTCGCTCCATTCAAATAAAGCGAGGGTGGACACCCGTCATGTAAATGACGAGAGTGGTGAAGAG